GGGCCGGTCACTGACCGCGCATTCGTGCGGGACTACATCGTGCCGGAGGTCAGGAAGGCCGTGGGGAGGGGCATGGCATGAGCCTGAGCAACGCAACCTGGCAGGCGTTCAGCCGGGGCGCCAATGTCCAAGAGACATGGGTGCTCTGGCTTTTCGACGACAGCGCCAACGAGCTGCACCTGAGTGACCGGGATGGCGCCATTGGGACGGACACCATGCACGGCTTCGTGGAGGACTGGGGCGATGTGCGCCGGTCTATCGACCTGACGAAGTTCAGCGCAAAGGTGGACAACCTTTCCATCAAGCTGCACAACGGCTTGTATCACGGCGAGAAGCTGATCGAGACCATCGGCCCGCATGCCACTGGGAAGTGGATCAACCGAGAGGCGCGGATCTATTCCTACCTCAACGGCAACGCTGCCAGCAAAATGCAGATCTATACGGGGCGCCTGCGCAATGTATCCTGGACTGCCGATAGCATCGACCTGGACATCGAGCAGGCCCAGCCGTGGGACTTCATCCGGATTCCAGACACACTGACCGATGTGGAGGGAGTCTACGCCCCTATTTTGGTCGGCGCGATCTCCTCAATAGACTCGACATCTAGCTCACCAGGCTTCTGCAGGTTACTGTCTCCGTTTCCGTTGCCTGTGGCGCGGAGAGAAAACGGAGAAATAATCTGCCCTGTCGCAGAAATTTCAGGCCCACCGCGCGCGTATGTCTACGAGCAGAATTCAAGCGCCATGGTCCCCATTTTGGACGGGGCTGATTACGCTGAGAACTTTTACCTGGCAGACGGTGGAGGCTATTATTACTGCGGCGCACCGTGGGAGGTGGATCATACATTCAAAATAAAACCGACCTACGCCGACACCGCTACAACATGGACGGGCGACGAGTTCACCGACCAGGCAAACGCATATGATTCTCCTGTAGCTGATGAAACGACTACCTATGCGGTGGGGACAGCTACGGCAGATTTTTTCAACGGAACGAACTACGAAGGCGCAGTAAGAATGGGGATCGCTATCCCGTTCTCGACGTTTACATTTTCAGATATCTCGGTGGCGATCACCTACAGCGCAACCACTGGCGGAACCATCTCATCGAAGGGTATCCGCATCAGGAGCGGCGAGACCAGCCTTGACTACGCGGCCATAACAGCAGACGGGTCGCTACACACAGCCACTTTTTCACTTACAGGGAAGACCCCCCCGAGCGAGTGTCAGATCTGCGGCGAGGTCTATGGGAGTGTGTCTGCGTGGCTCAATATCAGGGTATATGATGTGGTCGTTACGATCTCTTCCGGGATTTCCGCTGGGGATGATGACCTTGCGCAAGCGAACGCGAGAGAAAGCATTGAGCACCTCTATTTCAGCGGTAATGGTGTCGCCAAAAGTTGGACATCTGGAGTCGTTGAAGAGATCCACGAATTCCATCGCGAGGCCCTCTACAGGTATGCCGGGGTAACTAGCACCCCAGATGGATGGAGTGCCCTCGATATAGCGAGGAACGGATGGACTATCCGCTGGTGGCTGCACGAGCAGGAAGACCTACAGAAGGTGCTGGAGCAGGCCCAGTATGAGGGGGCCTTCATTTTCATCTGGTCGATGACTGCCGCTGGCACGGGCCGATACCTGTTCGTGAAGAACTCCTACAGCGCAGGCGATGTGGCGGCAACCATTTCGGAAACAGACGACACGCTGGGGCTCAGCTATAAGCACACGCCATTCGATGAGCTGGTGACCAAGCAAACGATCAACTACCAGCGCCATCCAGCTATCGATGGGCATATCTATCAGCATCAGGCCACCAACTCCACGGCCCGCACGGCGTGGAACATTCAGACGCTAGAGAACGTGGAGACGACGGGGCTCGACATGCTGACCGGTATTGCAGTCGAGATATGGGCCTCGATCCGAGACAACATCTTCGGCGACCTGAAGCGCATCGTGTCCTGCGATATCGTGAATCCGCGCCACTTCATCCTCGAAATCGGGGACGTCGTGCAATTCGACGAAGATGTTCGGTACTATATGATCACGGACGAGCGGCGCACACAAGGGCGCCTGTCCATCACAGCGCGGGAGGTCTACGCATGAGCTACGGGCGAATCCTCAAGCCGCGAATCTACGCCTGCCAGGCCGCGCACATGGCACTGCGTGGCTATGCACCCACCAGCATCGTCTCCATCCAGTCGAACGGCGTGCAGACCGGCTCCAACATCACGGATCTGATCGCCATGCGCCCGCAGGCTGTGACGGCCATCGACACCAGCGGCGAAACAACCGATGTGATCATCAGTTTCGACTTTCCGCAGTCTGTGAATATTTCTTTCGTGGCGGTCCTGTGTCACAACATGCACACGGTCGGCAGTGTGTTCCGGCTCTACCGCCACACGGCGGCGATCACCAGTAGCACCATCGCGAGTGCAACTGAGATCGCGCTTACCGATGTCGTTGGTGGCCTGACGAGCGGCACGGTAGACTCCGACGACTCTTACATCGGCACATTCGCCACCACTCTCGCAGCGCATTATGCGATTAAGATCAGCGAGTCTGGCGCCACCTTCGGCGCAGACATTCAGATCGGCTCGATCATGCTGGGCACCTACTGGGATGCGCCATATGCGCCGGACCTGCAGGTGCGCAGGCGCCTTATGCACGACGGCGTGAAGATAAATGAGACGCGAGGCGGGAAGCGCCACGCAAGCATCGGATGGCTGACAGGAAGCGAAGGTGCTGCCCTTCCATTCGGCGCTCCATTCCGCACCGATGCCGTGGACACGATCTACGAGCATCATACAGGCCGGCGGCAGTACGAGATGACCTTTTCACGGCTGGCCGATACGGCTGTCGAGGAAGAGGACTTCAGCGAAGGGATTCTCGGCGACGGCACTGCCACGGCCAAGTGGCGCGATATCATGAGCTTGACGGGTGCGGGTGCCATCCCCTCCATCTTCACCCCTGATGGGACTTCAACCACTTCCGGCGATTACCTGTTCGCACGCATCGAGCCGGGCGATGAGACCCAGGTGGCGCCGAAGGTCTGGACTGTTTCTGCCACTATTTCGGAAGAGTTCTAAGGGGGGACGCGATGCCGGACGACTGCACTTTGCACACGGCCAAAATCGCCGTGCTAGAGACGCGACTGGATGGGATCGAGGAGAAGCTTGGCGAGATCCTGACGCATGTCCGCGCCACCAATGGCCGGGTTGGGAAGCTTGAGCGCTGGAGATCATACCTGACCGGCGGCGTGGCGTTCACGCTGACTGCCGTTGCTGGGGCCTTTGCGCTGCTGAAAGTGGCCATCCAATGACGGCGGGCACCATGTCCTACGGTGCCGCTTCCCAGCTCATGCAGACCGGAGACCTATTGGCAACCGATACGCCGGGGCTGATCCAGCGGGGCATCAAGCTGGTGACCAAGGGCGATGTCTCGCATGTCTGCGGCATTGTGGTGGTGGCCGGGCGGCGCATGGTTCTGGAGACAACGCTGGGCACCGGCGTCCACCTGGTTGCGCTGTCCCGCTGGATCTCGGAGCGCAGCAAAGGCGGGATCTACTGGTGGCCTGCCCGCTTTTCAGAGAAGGAACAACGCAAGTACCAGGCTGCGCTATTTAGTCTGCTGGGAGCGAAGTACGAAGCTCCACTAGCCATGCTCACCCGCGTGGCCATGGGGCGCAAGGTCAAGGACAACGACCGCTGGTTCTGCTCGGAGATTGAGGCGCTTGCCCGTGGAGAGGCCCGCCCTGCGCAATTCAAAACCATGTGGCCGGAGCCTTCAGAGGTCTGGCCTGTGCATGTCTCCCAGGCTTACGGAGGGCTCCGCACAGCGTTCAGGGTAACGCTATGAAGCGCCGGGCCTGCAACCAGGTCGCGACAGACGATCAGATCCTAGACGCGCACGCAAGGTTCCCGGGAAATATATCGCATGCGTCGAAAGCCGCAGGGATCTCGCGCATGTCTTACCGCGAGCGGCTTGCCCGGTTGGACGCCGAAGGGCTCCTCTACCGCCACACAGTCATGAGCCAGCCACCCACACTGGATGAGCCGCTTGAGGAGCTGATCGCCCGCCGCCTGCGCGATTCAGGCCGCGTCCAGGAGCGGCTGGACCACGGCGAGATGCACCGCGTGGCGATCCATGAAACGGGCCCTGTCGGCATCCTGCACATCGGCGACCCGCATGTGGATGATCCGGGTTGCAACTTCGCCCTTCTGTGGCAGCATTTGCAGCTGGTGGTGGACACGCCAGGCCTTTACGCTGGCATCTTGGGCGACCTGCAGAACAACTGGGTTGGGCGCCTTGCCAGGCTTTACGCAGTGCAAAGCGTGTCGGCACGCGAATCATGGCGCCTGGTGGAGGCGATGCTGGCGAAGGTGGGTCCGCGGCTGGTCTATCTGGTTGGGGGGAACCACGACGCATGGAGTGGCCCCGGCGACCCGCTACAGTGGATCATGCGCAGCCACGCGGCAGTTCAGCAGGCGCATGGCGTGCGGATCGTTTTCAGCGTCCCTGACGGGCATCCAATCATCATGAACGCCCGGCACGACTGGCCGGGCATGTCGCAGTTCAACCCGGCTTTCGGGCAGGGGAAGGCGGCATACCAGGGCATGAGCGACCACATCATTGTGAGCGGCCACCGCCACCAGGGCGGATACATGACATACTACAACGCGCACACTGGGCGGCTGTCCCACTGCTGCCAGGTGGGCAGCTATAAGATGCTGGACGATTACGCCGACCAACGCGGCTTCCCGCGGAACAACTACTCTCCATCGGTTCTCACCATCATCGACCCGACAGCCGAGGCTGAGACCGAACGGGTGCTGGTTTTCCAATCAGTCGAGCTGGGGGCGCGAGTCCTGACGGCCATGCGTGCGTCGTCTAAGTCCGCCGGAATGGCGGCCAGATCAGGTAGGGGCAAGGCTTCCGGGGCCTGATCATTCCCAGGGTAAGAGGTGGCAGTCCGCCACAAATACGGGTTCGAGTCCCGTCGGCGCGTGGCATCTATAGCGAAGGAGGCAACATGGTCACAGGATCTAGGTACCAGCCAGGCGACCTGGTCTCTATGATCACGAACATGGCGCAGGGACCGCTGATGGTCATAGGCGTGACCGAATGGGTGGGCGGCGGAATCAGCTACACCCTGAGCCAGGGGGCGGAACACCTGGAGATGTACGGCGAGGAGCTGACTGCTGCCATGATGGACGGCAGGCCCCTTCACGCGGATGACTTCGGCCCGGGCGAGGGAGTGCGCGTCCACGAGGATGGCGCCGAAGGGGAAGAAGAATGAGTCTGGTTGCGAAGCAACACCGGTTCGCCATGCTGGTGGCGCGGCTGCTGCTGAAAGCCCAGGAAATGGGAATGACAGTCACGCTGGGCGACGCGTACCGCGATCCAAGGGTACACGGCCCTGTCGGCGTTGCGCGTGCCTACGGGCACGCCAGGTCTTGCCACAAGGTTCGCCTTGCCATCGACCTGAACCTGTTCGCGCCCGACGGTACCTACCTTGAGGGCGCCGATGCGCACCGGGCGCTGGGCGAATGGTGGGAAGCGCAGGGCGGGACTTGGGGCGGGCGCTTCAAAGACCCGAACCACTACAGCCTGGCGCACGAGGGAATGAAATAAGCCATCGGTTCCTCCTGTTTCGGAGCCCTTCGGGGCGGCCCCGGCTGGTCACCGGGGCTTTTTATTGTGCCGGATTGCATTGCGCATCATCCACTTCAAAAATAAATCAAACATTTCAGCAGTTTTCAGCAGTTTTCCTATTGACAAAACCAACCGGGCGACATATATTGACCCCCGTGATTGAGGCACAGACCAAGCAAACAGGAGAAGGACCGATGACACGCACGCAACAGATCGCCCGCCAGTTCACGCGCGCCCAGATCGAGCATAAGCTCGCCGCCGCAACCGGTGGCCTGGCAGCCTACCCCGGTAGCGTCCACTATACCCGCCGCGTTATGCAACTGAATGCGGCGCTTGAGATTCGCGTTCAAAACGGCTGGAGCTAAGGAGGATTCATGTCAGATCAGAAGCGGATGGGGCGCCCGCGGAAGCCGCCCCATGCCAAGCTGAGTCATAGCGTGGTGGTGAGCATGACGCCGCGCACCTATGGGCTGCTGCTGGAGCGGGCCGAACGCATGCACCTTCCCGTGGCGTGGCTGGCACGCAGCATCATTTTCACAGCATTGGAGGAGCCCAATGAGTAGCATCGCTGCCTTCGCCATCGGCCTGGCCGTCGGGTACATGTGGGCCACCGCCCGCGCCCGCAAGGCCATTGCGCTGGGCATAGTAACCGGCCCGCGCACCAGCACAGGGCTGTTCAAGTACACGCAGGAAATCCCCAGCATCTGGAAATGACCACAGAGGAGGAACCGAAATGACCAACGGATTTTATGAGAACCTGCCCGCCGCGCAGTACTTCGCGCTGCCAAACCGGGTGTCCAAAAGTGTCCTGATGGCGCACCGCAAGAGCAGTGCCCACGCTTATCACGCCATGAATGAAACGGTGGAACAGACTGCTGGCATGCGCATGGGAAGCCTGGTGCACACGCTGGTGCTTGAGCCGGGCGAGATGAATGCCCGCTACGCTGTCGGGCCGGACGCTGCCCGAAACACCAAGGAGTGGAAGGAATGGGCCGCTGCCCAGGTCCCGGGCCGCGAGCTGATTAAAGGCAGCGAGTATGCTGAGGCCTGCGCCATGGCCAGGTGGATCGAGCGCAAGCCAACCATTTCCCGCCTGATCCGTGGCGCCGGGCCTGTGGAGGCCAGTGTCCTGTGGAGCGAAACTGACCGTCTCACCGGCGTGACGCTGGACTACCGCGCCCGCCCGGACAAGCTGGTGCAGTCGCCTTCCATCCTGGTGGACCTGAAGACCACGGCGGACATTTCGGATAGGGGCATCGAGCGCACCATTCTGAGCTTCGGCTACCATCTACAGATGGCCCTGTACATGCAGGGCTTGGCCGCTGTCGGAAAGCCGGTGGACCATGCCGTGATTGTGTGGGTGGAAAACGTGGCCCCGTATGAAGCCCGCGCAACGCTACTGAACCAGCTATGGATCGACATCGCCGAGGCCGAGCTGGCTGTGCTTAAGGTGAAGCATGCCGAGTGCGTGGCCCAGGGGGAATGGCCTGGCTTCGAGGATGCGATCACCGATGCAGACCCGCCCGCGTGGATGCTGAAAGGGGAGATGATCTAATGGCCAACGAAATAACCACCCCTGTTCGTGAGCGCAGCCTGGTCGCAGCCATGGCCGAGACCTATGGCATGGGCACGCGGGAGTTCTACGAGACCTTGACCAAAACGGTCATGCCAAGCCCTAACGCATCGAAGGAGCAGGTTGCAGCCTTCCTGATGGTCGCGCACAAGCACAGCCTGAATCCATTCACGCGTGAAATTTTCGCCTTCCCCGGCAAGGGTGGCGGCGTGCAGGCCATCGTCTCCATCGACGGCTGGATGACTATGGCGAACCGGCAACCGAACTTCGACGGCATCACCTTCGTGGACAGGATCGAGAACGGCAAGCTGTTCAGCGTGACCGCCCAGGTCCACCGGAAGGATCGTGAGCACCCAATCGAAGTCACAGAGTACATGTCTGAGTGCGCGCGAAACACCGACACATGGAAGCAGTGGCCTGCGCGGATGCTCCGGCACAAGGCCGCCATCCAGGCCATCCGGTACGCTTTCGGTTTCAGCGGCATCATGGAGCCTGACGAGGCCGAACGCATGGAACGCCCTGCACGAACTTCCGGCGCCGACCTGACGCAGGCCATTGCCGAGGCCGAAGTGGTGGAAGTGGTTGACGCCGTTAAAGATGTCCCACCCCATGCCGATACTGTCCCTGCGTGGGCGAATCAGCCGGAAGACCTGGTTCTCACGCCGCCCGCTGGGAACGCTTTCGATCTGGAGGACTGAGCCATGACCGAGACCGAAATCATCATCCGCGAGCTGATTGAAGAGGCCGACTACTACGAAGGCCTGGCCATCGCCGAGCACCATGTGAATGGCCCGAGCGGATGGAGCTGCGAATGCTGGAGCCGCGCAGGCGAACGCCTGGACGAGGCCATGCGCCTCACCAAGACCATGCCTACCTCTACCGCTGTGTGAATGTGCAAGCAGGCGGGGCCAGAGCTTCCCAGGCCGAGGCCCCGCCACCTTCACAGGAGGATGCAATGAAAATCAGAGTCACACATTTTCCCATGCCAGACCCGCGCTATGGCCAGCGCAAGTTCAGAAGCGCAACGGATAAGCGGCTGAAAATGTGCCAACGCGTCGAAGACCTGGCCAACGATATGCTAGACATGCAGGTGGACGAGTGGCGGAGGATCAGCCTGGCGTACAAGACGCTGCCGAAAGACACGGCTTATCAGGACCACCGCCGAATCAAAGCCGCCTTCAACCTGCAGGGCGTCTACCGCTTCGACTACATCCACCTTCGCATCTGGAGGACCGCATGAAAGAGTACCGCCTCGTCTGGTGCGACCATGACCAGGTGCACACCGTGGACGGCCTGACGCTGGAGACAGCGCAGCGGGCGTTTTCGAACATCTGCCGTGAGCTGCGGCCTGAGCTGGCGTGGGTGCACATCCTGCGCATGCCTGACCGCGTGACCTATGCCAGCCTGGACCACAGCATGATCGAAACCGAAGACCGCCTGCGAGAGATCATCTTCCCACGCAATGTGGGCGGCGAACTGGCGCCGGAGGACATCGCATGAAATACATCGTGCGCTGGTTTCATCCGCGCGGGCCGCTGATGGAGCGGCACTATAAGGGTGAGCGTGCTTTCTTGGAGGCGCGGTTGAAATACGAGAGCCTTGTGCGCTGCCTACCGAACGCACAGCCACGACTGGTTGACGGAACAACCGGCCTGATCTACTCCGGAGGGCGCTGGTGCACCGAGGAGCAGTGCGCATGAAGCCAATCCACGAACTGCTGTTTGCCATGCGAATGGCCCGGGCTGAATACGAGATGAATCCGAACCGGCGCACAGCGGAAGCCTATGAGACGCTGCTGGACTGGTGGCGGATTGCGTCGCGCATCGCCCTGCGCAAACACCTGAAGGAGCGGAAATAATGCCAACCTACAACTACCGTTGCACCAGCTGCGGCGCCACGGAAGACATTGTGCATCGCATGGAAGACCAGGCGCAACACCGCTGCCAGCTGTGTGGTGAACGCCTCTTGCGCATCATCCAGCCGTCGGCCCTGCGCTTCAATGGGACAGGCTTCTACGCTACCGACTACAAGGGCAAGAAGTAGAAAAGGCGCTTGATTTTATTTAAGCACTTTACTAAAATATTGAAAACAAGGAGGCGCAATGGAAGAGCGATGGGACATGACAGTGGTGGCGTATGTGTTTGGCATCACCATCCAAACTGTCTACAACTGGATGAAGGCAAAGCCTGATTTCCCGCCACGCGGCGACGATGGGAAGTGGCTGGCCACCGACATTCTGGCATACGCAGGGAAACACCATTTGGCGACGCGGAAGGGGTAGCCATGAATGGCGAGTTCTTCACGGTGGCGAACTGGAATGAATTTCAGCACTACAAAGAAAGGAATCCGCCATGGGTGAAACTCCACTACACACTTCTTTCCGGTGAGACTTGGGTCGCGCTTGACGATGCTAGCAGGGTGCTAGCAATTGCGTGCATGTTGATAGCATCCCGCCACGACGGGCGCGTCCCTGCCAACCCGGCGTTTGTGCAGCGCGTGGCGTATCTCAATCACCCGCCGGATTTCAAGCCATTGATTGACAGCGGCTTCCTAATCGATGCTAGCGGATTGCTAGCGGCTTGCAAGCGTGATGCTAGCACGATGCACACAAATGCTAGACCAGAGACAGAGACAGAGAAGAGAAGAGAAGAGACAGAGAAGAGAAGAGACAAAACCCGCGTGCGCGAGCGCCCGCTAGAAGGGTTCGCCGAATTCTGGAGTTCTTATCCACGAAAGGAAGCCAAGGCCGCAGCGGAAAAGGCGTGGGCGAAGATCCCAGCAGACGCACACCAGACGATCATGGCGGCAATTGAAGCCCAGAAGCAAAACGAACAGTGGATGAAGGACGGCGGGGCATTCATCCCGCACGCGTCGACCTGGCTGAACCAACGCCGCTGGGAAGATGAGGTGGTAGACAGGTACGAACTGGACATCGAACGCCGCGCCGCCAGACTGCGGGCACTGGGTTAGGAGACGACATGATCGAAAGTGAATTCATCCGCCGGTTCAACGAAACCATGCAACTGCGCGGCAAGACAGCCAACGCTTCACAGGAGTCCCGCGCATGGCAGGAAATCGGGAAAGGCCAAAGCGAAGGATTCGTGTCTGACGCCCTGTGGCACCTGGAACGCAGCCAAGGCGCCAACTTCGCCACGGCCATAGCTGAAGCAAGGCAGCATGCGATGGAACGCGCATCGGCCCGCCAGGTGAAGGGTGACGCCAACGCCTGCCAGTTCTGCGGCGGCACCGGGTATGTCCTTCTGCCGCGCGTCTACCACCCCGGGCAGTACCGCGTGCCGGATTCCGTCGAATGCAAAAGCATCCCTAGGGTGCCAGGCCTGAAGATGGCCCTGCAGCAAAAAACCTGCGTACAGGCCGCGTGCGACTGCACATGCCGTGGTGGCGCTGTGTTTCCGGACGCGCTGGTCACCACCTGGCGGGAACGCAAGCAGCATCTAGAATGGGCAAACCGGTACGAGACGCTGGCGGAGTGGACGATCCGCGAGGCCATGTTCATCCTGCGCGAAATGATTCCCCAAGAAGAAATCGAAGGTGCTGTGTTCCCGGGAAGCTGGGCACGAATCACAGGGATGCCCGTATTTCGCACAGAAACGCCACTCTAAGCCACGATCTACGCTCAGTAGTACCAAGCCATGGGTTAGTCAATTTGGAGCCCGCTACGGGCAGATTATGGATCGACCGAATGAAAAAGGAGGATGCATGAAGATTCGCGACGGATCGGGCTCGGGCGACGGCGAGGGCGACAGCGACGGCTCGGGCTGGGGCTCGGGCTCGGGCGACAGCGATGGCTGGGGCTCGGGCTACGGCTCGGGCGAGGGCGATGGCTCGGGCTGGGGCTACGGCTCGGGCTCGGGCTGGGGCTCGGGCTCGGGCGACAGCGATGGCTGGGGCTCGGGCGATGGCGAAGGCTGTGGCCAGGGCCAGGGCTCCGGCGAAGGTTGACGGCGACGGCGAGAATTTCATCGATGAGAAGATTGACGGGCAGTAACTAAAGCGAGGATCGAGAAATGACCAAAATCGAAGCGACCGAGATCGTAGTGAACGGCGTCCGGTATGTGCCTGCTGACTCGGTAGTTGGCATGGCGGAACCCGTGGACGGGATGCCCTATGTGATGTGCCGAACCTACTCGGCTGGTGTGTTCGCTGGCTTCCTGAAGTGCCGCGATGGCAAAGAGGCCGTGCTCCTCAATGCCCGCCGGATCTGGCGGTGGGCTGGGGCTGCGAGCCTGAGCGAGCTCAGCCAGCATGGCACGAAGTCCCCTGGCGAGTGCAAGTTTCCCTGTGAGGTGCCGGAAGTGACCCTAACCGAGGTGATCGAGGTGCTTTCGGTGAGCGCGAAGGCCAAGGCCAGCATCGATGGGGTGCCGGTATGGACTGCATGACAGACGGCGACGGCTCGGGCGAGGGCTACGGCTCCGGCTCCGGCTACGGCTCCGGCTCCGGCTACGGCTCCGGCTCCGGCTACGGCGACGGCGACGGCTACGGCTACGGCTCCGGCTCCGGCTACGGCGACGGCGACGGCTACGGCTACGGCTCGGGCTACGGCGACGGCTACGGCTACGGCTCGGGCTACGGCTACGGCTCCGGCTCCGGCGAAGGCTGGGGCGATGGCTACGGCTACGGCTCCGGCTCGGGCTTCGGCGAAGGTTGACTCAACGCGGGGAGTCGGCATGGGCTGGCTCCCCTTACTGCCGCGCAGGCGGCGAGGAGGTGAACCGTGGATGAGGTGAAGTGCAAGCGCGTGAACACCCGGCCCGGCTGCGTGGTGAGCGTCTCTGGCGGGGTATGCTCTGCCGTGGCACTCCTCCGGGCGGTGGAGATGTTCGGGCCAGATGGTGTGCTGCCGGTGTTTTGCGATACGAAGGCAGAGGATGCGGATCTCCATCGGTTCCTCGATGACTGTGATAAGGCGTTCGGAGTCAAGACTCTCAGGATAGCCGATGGCCGCACCCTGTGGAAAGTGGCCAGGGACGTGATGTTCATCCCGAACAGCCAAACCGGCCAATGCAGCCGAATCCTCAAGCGTGATCTGTTCGCAAAGCTGATGAGAGACTACCAGCCGGAGCTTGTCGTCTATGGGTTCAGCGCAGAGGAGCCGGAGCGAGCCGAGCGAAGGGCAAAGGGGTCGGAGTTCCCGTGCTGGTTCCCGCTGATCGACAAGCCCATCGTGTGCGGATGGGACGCAAAGCGGATCATCTCGGAACTCGGCATCGAGATCCCATCCCTGTACCGGCGCGGGTACGAACACAACAACTGCGGCGGGTTCTGTTTCAAGGCTGGCCAACGCCAGTTCGCGCACCTCTTGAGGGATAACCGATGCCTGTACCTGTACCACGAGGAAGAAGAGCAGCGGATGCGGGACTTCCTTCAGCAGGACGTGTCCATCATGAAAGACCGGAGTGGCGGAGCGGCGACTCCTCTGACTATGCGCGCCTTGCGCGAGCGCCTGGACAGAAGCCCCGACCTGTTTGACGAAACTGACGGGGGAGCCGCTTGCGACTGCATGGGGGCGACTGAGTGAAAGCGCAGCGCGTGAACACCCGGCCCGGCTGGACGCTGGAGATCGTCCACCCGTTCGCCTCGTGGCTGAGCGGCGAAAGGGCGATGCAGTGAGTACCCACTTAGACCTGGACGATGTGTGCGCCGGCAATCCCAAAGCGCAGGAAGAGCTGGCCGAGCTGCGGGCACTGCGCAGCAAAGCCCTGTGCGACCTACAACGAAGACCAGTTCAAGCTGGCACTGGATCGCCTGCGCAAGCTGGTGGAGAAGCCATGAGCTACCTGCTGTGCATCGACCCAGGACCCGTGACTTCCGGCCTGGTGGAGCTCGACACAACCAGGTTCCCCCCGCGCATTGTGCGGGGCGTGGCTAAATGCCCGAATGCCGATGTGCTGGCAGCGATCTGGGGACATGGCGCCGATGTGGTGATCGAGCGCTTCGCATGCATGGGCATGGCAGTGGGTGAGGAGACCCTGGAAGCCGTGCATTGGGGTGGACGCTTCCACGAACACGCGGACCAGGCCGGGCTGCGCGTGCACCGAATCAAGCGGCACGAGGTAAAGATGGCCCTGTGCGGGAATACCCGCGCAAAGGACGCCAACATCCGGCAGGCGATTATAGACATCTATGGCGGGCTTACTGCTACCAAGAAGGGTGGCGCCTTGCACGGCGTATCTGCTGACGCATGGGCCGCGCTGGCAGTAGGGCTCACGTACCTGAAACAGCAGGAGGACGGCCATGCGTAAGACGCTGACCGATGCTGAGCTTGACGCCCTGGACCCATACGCACCTGACCCGAACTGGCGGCCGCGTCAATTCCGGCGCTACCCTGAAATCGTCGAGCAGGTGGTTCACGACGAGGCCAGCCTGCGCAGCGCATGCCGCAACGATGTATTCTGGGCTCACGCCGCCGCCTTCGGTGCAGGCCCTGTTGACGCATCCGGCCACCTGTGGGTGGACTACATGGAAGCGCTGGTGTGGCTGTCGCGCATAGAAGAACGCAAGGACGGGCGGTATCGATACGGCCCGAAGGCCCGTGCCGAAGCGGAGGAGGAGTGCTAAGGTTGGCCAAAATTGGGAGGGACTAATGGACCTTAATGTCCAGAATCAGCCGATTGATGCGCTGATCCCCTACGCCAGGAATGCCCGCACACACTCGCCCGAGCAGGTGGCCGAGATCGCTGCCTCCATCAAGGAGTTCGGCTTCAACAACCCCGTTCTCTTGCGTGACGACTTCACGATCATCGCAGGCCACGGGCGCGTTCTGGCAGCCCGCAAGCTGGGCATGGACACCGTGCCTGCCATCTTCCTCTCGCATCTCACCGAGGCCCAGGCGCGTGCCTACGTGCTGGCAGACAACCAACTGGCGACTCATGCCGGCTGGGAGGCGGACATGCTCAAGCTGGAGCTGGACGACCTGAGCGGGCTGGGCTTCGACCCGGAGCTGCTGGGCTTCAGCGATGCCGACCTCGCCGCGCTTCTGGGGCAGACCATCGAGCCAACCGACGTGGACGCCGAGCCGCAGGAAGACAAGGCCGAGGAGTTGCGCGAGAAGTGGGGAGTAGAGACCGGGCAGCTTTGGGAACTCGGTTCGCACCGGATTCTTTGCGGCGACTCTACGAAGGTCGAGGATGTCGAGCGCGTTATGAGTGGAGATATAGCCGAGATGATGTTCACCGACCCGCCATATAACGTAGCCTATGAAGGAAACTACATTCAAAGCGGGAAGATTCTTGGCGGTGAAGATAAAATATGGAATGGGAATTCCTTTAAGGATTCAATAGATGATTTTTCCGAATGGTTAAAAAATTGCTTCTTGGTCGCTGATTCGGCTTTATCGGAGGGAGCGGCTATTTATATCTGGCACCCGCCCGGTGCGGAAGGCCGTCACTTTTGGAGCGCATGGCCTTGGGACAAGTGGCATTTTCAAGTCGACTTGGTCTGGAACAAGTTGAGTCTAATTATCGCTCGGTGGGATTATAAACCACAGCACGAACCGGTGTTTTACGGGTGGAAAGGAAAGAATAGAAGCTGGATTGGGCTAAATAATGAGCCGACTGTTCTAGACTTTAAAAGGCAACAAGGAGCATCTGGAGAGACCAGGCTTCATCCAACATCAAAACCGGTAGAGTTGTGTTCAAGGATAATAAAAAATCACGCTGCTAAAATCGTTTACGAGCCATTCAGCGGCAGCGGGACGACGATCATCGCCTGCGAGCAACTCGGTCGGAAGTGTAGGGCGATTGAAATCAGTCCCGGCTATGTGGCCGTCGCAATCCAGCGCTGGGCTGACGCGACGGGCGGGACGCCGGAGTTGATCGATGGCTGAGGGTCGGGACAACGCAGGCCGCTTCGTGGCTGGTGCTGCTCACCCGCGCATGGGTGGGCGGCACAAGTCGCCGCGCCGAATCGAGGCCATCCTCCAGCGCATCGGGGAAGAGGAGCTGGTCCACCAGGGGCAGACGATCACGAAGCTGGAGGCCGTGCTGCGGGCTGTGTTCGGCTATGCGCTGAAGGGCCAGAGCTGGGCCGTCCAATTCATCGCCGAGCGCACAGAAGGCAAGGTGCGAGACCAGATCCAGGCGGATGTTGAGGTGGTTCGCGCAATCAAGATCATCGATTACGACGGCGACCCGACGCCGCAAGACGCCGACGAAACTACCGAGGATTCATCGGTTGATTCCTGACCTGCGCATGACGGATGTTGTTCGCGCAACGCTGCGCCACCCTGCGCGGTTCAAGGTGGCGACGCGGGGGCGAAGGTCTGGGAAGTCGCGGGAGGCCTGCCTGTGGCTGCACAGCGGGCTTGTGGTGCCGGAAGGGCTGCTGTGGTATGTGGCGCCATTCCGGAAGCAGGCCAAGCAAATCATGTGGCCGCTGGTGAAGAAGCTGGCCCGTGCCAACGGCATCGGCGCGAAGGGCATCAGCGAGAGCGAGCTGACCGTTACATGGGCGAATGGCGCGAAGACGCAATTGCATGGGGCGGACAATCCCGATGGGCTGGTGGGCGTGGGCCTGGCCAAGGTGGTCTGTGATGAGTTCGCGCTGTGGTCAAAGCCGGATGTGTGGGATGGCATCCTGCGACCGATGCTCACGCAGTCTAAGGGTCCTGCGTTCTTCCCTTCGACGCCGCGTGGTTTCAACCACCACTACGACCTGCACGCGAAGGGTCAAGACCCTGGAAACACCGAGTGGATGAGCTGGCATTCGACTACGGCGGAATCCCCATTCGTGGACCCTGCCGAAGTCGAAGCAGCCCGGGCCGACATGGACCCGTGGCTTTACGCGCAGGAGTATGAAGCATCCTTCGAGAGCTCAGGCAACCGGGCGGCGTACATGTTCGACAGGGCCATTCATGTGGCTGAACACAACGGGAACTATGTCCGCCTGGTTGCCGGGCTCGACTTCAATGTGGAGCCGATGGTCTGTGAGGTCATGGACTTGCGGCCTGAAGGAATCCACTATGTGGACGAGATCGTGATCGGTAACAACGCCTACACGGAGCTGATGGCGAAGAGGCTGAAGGAGCGCTGGCCACAGGTGCGCGATATCTACCCTGACCCGACGGGGGCCAGCCGGAGCACCAGTTTCAGGAAAACCAACCATGACATCCTGCGCGAGGCAGGTTACACGATCCACGCTCACCGGCACGCGCCTGAGCACCTGGACCGCATGAACGCCTTCAACCGGATGCTGATGGACGCCAGCGGACGCCAGCGCATCTGGATCGATCCGAAGTGCAAGACCTTTATTCGGGACTGCGAACGCACGCAGCGAACGGCGGACGGCGGCATCGACAAGAAGGCGCACGACCCGCACGCAATGGACGCCGCCACCTATGCTGTCGAATATTGCTATCCAGTGGCATCGCGCGAAGTCGTCTCAAAGCCGAGGTGGTAGCATGATCCTGGACGAAATCACCCCTGCCGCCATTGCCCATGGCATCAGTGCATTGAGCCGCCAGCTTGGCGGAATGGCGCACCTGGCAGAGCGTAGACGCGCTGTGGATCGTTACCAGGGCATTGGCCTGCGCGGCGATGTGGAAAAGCTTTTCGACCGTGGGCTCCTGGAGCAGATCACGGTGGACACGCTGCCCGTGGCTGGCAAGGTGATCGACACGCGCTATGGCGTGTACCGTGAGGCCCCGGGGCGGCTGTACTCGGTCGATACAGACCCAATGGTCTGGGGCAACCGGGATAGCATCATGCCCATATTCGAGCGCCTGACGGGGCTGCTGGGCACCGAGGGCCTGGTGGTCACGGTTGACGAGGAGGACAAGCGGCTGCACTTCGTCCTCATGACCGAAATGGAGCCGATCTTCGTGGGCGCTGACCCCGAGCCTGTTGGCGTCTGTTATCCTGTTTTTGCGAACCGGAAGCCGGACGCCGTGGATCAGGAGTGGGAGTGCTGGACGGACGCCCTACGCATCCATGTGGACGGGTCGGGCCGCGTGCTCACGCCAGCCGAAGAGATGGAAAATCCCTACGGCATTGTGCCGGTAGTGTTCGCGCATCGTGGGCACCAGCTAGGGACTTCGTGGTGGCGGCCTATCGCACACGATGTTCTGGAGGCCCAGCTGACCTACAATGTCCTGGGCACGCAGCACAACGCGGGGCTTCTGTTCCAGGCGCTGGGGCAGGCTGTGGCCACCGGATCGATGGAAACGGATCAGATCCGGCTGGGGGCGAATAAGGTTGTGACGATGCACGACCCGCAGGCCCGGTTCGAAATGATTGCGCCGCCCGGACAGCTTGGCCAGATCATGGATGCGCAGCGCTGGAAGATGGACGCGCTATGCTTCCGGTATGGAATCAAGGCGAAGTGGGCCGCAGACGGTGGCGCGACATCCGGCGAGCACCAGCGCATTCTTGAGATCGAGCTCACGAATTCCATCAGCGGCGACTTCGCAACCTGGCGTTATGTGGAGCGCGAGCTACACGAGCGCTGCGTGGCCGTGGCAGAGCGGCACGGCCTGGGCAACCTGGGCGAGCTTCTGGCTGTGGATTTCGTAGAGCCAAATATCCCGCTGTCGGACGAGCAGAAGATGGCGCGATGGAAATTTGAGTACGACAACGGGCTTGCCACGAAGGCAGACTACTTCCGGCTGTCGAACCCTGACATCTCGGACGAACAGGTAGCGCAGAAGCTTCAGGCTGTGGCCCAGGAGCGCCAGGTGGATATCACAGCCCCGCCTGTGCGCCAGCCTACGCTGTCGGAGCTTCTTGCAGCGCCGGTGGAGTAACGCGATATGGCACGCGTCGTGGTCACTCCGATCAGGAAGAAGGTGCTGGAGCGCGGCGCTGTCGGCATCCGTGACCTGATCGATACGCGCAGCGGGCAGTATGCGCGGGCCTTCTCATCCTTCAACCAATCCGTGGTCACGCTGGTGGACGGCCTGCTTTCGCGTGGGATAACGCCGGACGAGTTGGTGCGCGTGCTTGGCGCCACAGACTTCAGGGCGCTTGCAGAGTCCAGCGGCTTTGGGAAAGCGCTGTCCCAGATGGGCACAGCCTATGCCGAAGTGCTTGCCAACACCATCGGGCGCCATCCTGTGGCCGAGTCCCAGCTGGTGGCGCTGCAGTCCTTCACGCGAGATTCATTCCTCGCGAAGGCCAGCGCCATGCCGGAGCAACTGAAAGGGGAGCTGATTAAAACTGTTCTCGGTGGCGGGCGGACGAGCGACGTTGAAAAGAATCTTGCGGCATTCATCAAGAACGCTGAGGCCGGTAGTAAAGCAGCTCTCGCTAATGCGCAAACAGAAGCAGCGACGGCACTCAGCACCTTCTCTCGTGCTGTCGGGTACGAAATGGCGAAACAAGATCCGCCCGACACTGAGTACCTATACGAGGGGCCGCTCGACGACATCACACGTGACATCTGCCTAGAGATGGCTGCCGCAGGGGCTTTAACGCTGGCCGAAATTGAGGAGCAGTTCCCGGGCGCATTCATTGATGGCGGCGGGTGGAACTGCCGTCACTCGTGGGAGCCAGCGGATGCAGCCTTTGAAGTTGATCCTGAGGCCGCTGCTGAAGCCATCGCGGCGCGTGAGGAAGAAGGGACGTGGGGAACACCCTTGACTGCGCGGGAGAGAGACGATGGCGCTTGAACTAGCCGACGTCGTGAACCGCACGCCTGAATTCTGGAAGAAGCTGGGGGACAAGTGCGTAATGCTGCTGAAGGCGATCACAGACAAGGGCGTCGATTATAAAGGCGAGGCCTTTCCGCAGTACTGTCAGGAATACGCTGATCAAAAATCAAAGAAATTGCCTCGCCAAAAGAACAAAACGCTCAAGGAGGCAGGGGCCGGTTTCCGTCAAGCAAGCACGCGGATATCACCGCCGGACCTGCGCTTTTCCGGCGACATGATGCGCGACTTGAAGACCTTGGGAGCAGACGAGAATGGTTCTCACATCGGCTGGGCAACCTTCGGAGATCGCGCGTCTTGGAATGCGGACATGGGCCGCGCAATCATCGATTTCTCGAACGACGCAGAGCCGCATCCGCAATTGACCGCGGCGGTGCTGGAAGCAATTGCTATCGATACCGACGAGAAGCTAGAGAAGTGGGCAAGGGAGCCCATCGACATAAACATCGGCAAAAGCTAGGAGGCCCTTGTGGCGGACAATGACGCGACCACCGGCGCACAGGTGAATCCGCAGGCCAGCGCGGATGCTGGCGAGGCTGGGGGCATGATCCCGAAGGCACGCTTCGACGAGGTGAATAGCCGGATGAAGTCGGCCGAGCGCAAGCTGGCGCAACTGGTGGACGCCGAAGAGGCGCGGTCACGGGCCGATCTGGAGGCCAAGGGGAAGTGGGAAGAGCTGCGGGCCAAGTACGAGGAGCAGCTTGCTGCCGTGCTTCCGAAGGCTGAGCAGTTCGATGCCTACGTCACCCAACGCCGCGAGACGCTTCTCGCAGGGCTGACAGACGCAGACAAGACCCTAGCCGATGGGCTTCCTTTGGAAAAGCTTGAGGTGCTTGTAGAGCGCCTGAAGCAGCAGGCACCGGCAGGGCAACCCGCTGTCCAGCCGCCTGCGCGACCTGGTAGCCCGGTTCCTTCGGGACGCCTGACGCCCGAACAGGTGCAGAAGGGCGTTCGCGATGGCGGGCAGAAGTTCCTACGCGAAAACTGGAGTGCCATCACCGGCACTTAATTGAAAGGACACGACAATGGCGAATGAGGCTTACCTGCTGGGCAACACGGCGATGGCCGCGTTCCTCCAGACCACCTTCGCGCCTGCGGTGGCAGGCTATTGGACTGAGTACTCCAGCATCAGCAACGCTGCCACGGACTACTCCAGCCTGGCCACACCCGGCAACAAGGCTATCACTGTGCCGCACATCTCGAAGGACGCCGCTGTGGCCAAGACCACGCAGACCACGCTGGTGTACGGCGCTGGCACGGTTCAAAGCGCTCCCACGATCACAATGAGCTCGCAGTATGCGCTGGCCTACCTGATCGAGGACATCACTCAGCTCCAGACTTCGGTGGACATTTTCAACAGCTTCGCCCGCATGGCTGGTGAGAGCCTCTCCAACAGCTTGGACAGCCTGCTCGCCACTACCGTTAAGGGTGAGACCACGAATACTGCCATCACCACGGGCACGAACAACACGGTGACCTGGGCCAACCTGCTGACGGCGCAGAGTACCTTCGGCGCGAACCGCATCCAGATCCGCAACTGCGCGATGGGCATTGCGCCTGGTGCCTTTGAGTTGTCGGTTGCCGACTGGGGAGACAAGTTCTACAGCGCGGCCTACCGTGGGACGCAGGCGCAGGAATTCCCTGCCACCGGTGTCGAGGGGACTGTTCTCGGCATGCGTGTTTTCATCAGCTCCGATTGGACGAGTGGCACCACGGATGAGTGCGCCACCATCTGGCACCCCAGCGCCCTGGGCTTCGCGCACAGCGGCGTGCGTATCATCGGCCCGACGCCCGAGCCCCTGCATGTGGGTGAAGGCTTCGCGGTGCACGATGTCATGGGTTGCACCGTGCTTAACGCTTACGGCGTTTTGAAGATTGTCAACGGCTAAAAAAAGCCAAGGCATGCGGGGCGCTTCGGCGCCCTGCTGCCTTTCTGGAGGCTGCTGATGGATGAAAAGAAACAGCTGGCGAGCGATCTGGAGCGCCTGCGCACCATCCGTGAGCAGGTGCCTTCCGGCGTGAAGTCTGAACGCTGGCATCGTGAGCACACGGATCGCCTGAAGCGCAGGGTGGACGAGACGGCCAAGAAACTCGGTCTGTAGGAGGGCGCATGGAATCGAGAAACGAAAACGGGCGCGGCGTGTTCGGCTGGGCGGCTGGCATGCTGCTCCTGCTGTGTGTTACGCTGCTCCTCGCCGTGGCATCCCACGGTTTGGAAATAAACCGCAACCAGGCCGGATATGAATCGCCCATTGAGGCTGTGTATTCGATCCGCGATTCCACTGGGCTCACCCTTCCCATGACTCTGGACTATTGGGCGCCAAGTGAATCAGACATTGCGAACCTGGACCTGTGGCTCCATGGGCTGCATACGAATGGGGATTCGACTTGGGCGAAGACTTGCCAAGACACGCTGCGGATCGGGAGGGTCTACCGATGAGGCGCAACCTGTTCGCATGTATCACGGCCCTGTTATTGGCTGTGGTGTGGGACGCGCAGGCCACCACCCGCACCTTTGGCAATACGGGCACGCACGCCACTTTCACAGCGGCGCTCACGGCCGCGTCTTCTGGAGATACCTTGCAGCAGGTTGGGGCGTCGACCGAGGCGCTTGCATCGGCCTATACGTGCTCAAACAAGGCTCTCGTTATTGTCGGCGCCACGAACCTGACAACGACAGTCACGGCGTACAAGGTCACTTTCAGCGGGACGGGCACGCTGACGATGACAAATCTGCGGCTGACGGCAGCCGTATACGTTAATAAGAGTTCGCTTGCGTTTAACGCCACGGGCTGCACATTTAAGCACCCAGGCAGTGGGACGGAAGTCGCAGTAACAGGGTGGGGAATCGGTTTCGACGCCAATCCACTAGCAATGACGAACTGCACCTTAGACTCGTGCACAACACAAACTGGGGACTTTGGAGAGGTTTATTTTTTCAGCGGTACATCTCTTGCAGCGGATCAAACCTTCTCAAACTGCACGATCAACACCTGCGACCAGATCGGGTGGGCGGCATATCCCTCTGGCAAAATAATGTTCAGCGGGTGCACATTCACGGGAGGTAGCGTTGACAACAGCCCCCTGCTGTCTTTCACAGCATCTTGTGATGTAGACTCCATCAGTTTTCAGACATGCACATTTCAAGCCGACTCCGCAACTTACTCTGACGTTAACTTCAACGACGCCCGTCTTGTAAGAATAAATTCGTGCACGATCAGATACTGGGCCTTAGCGAGTGCCGGGAAGTCCTGCCTGTTTTATTTCGCTGACGCGACAACGGCGGCACGCCCCAAAACAGTCTGGTTCACCAACAACACGATCACGCTTTCCAAGACGAAACCTGTTGCGAGTGGCGCTGCAATGATATATGCAGTCGATAAAGACGCGGGGCCGACATGGCACATAACTGGCAACACCTTTAATGTTGTCAACGCAACCGAAATCGATTACTTCATTTACGCTTACAGCTACGGGAGCGACTGCACAATATCTTCGAACTCGCTCTACGCAACGAACATCGCATTCATCGCGAACACTGCCGCAGACACGCTTGCGGCATCACTTGGGTCGCGATGGACTTTCGATTCTAACGTCATCGACCACACGAATTGGAGCCCAACTTCTGGGGTGAGTGCGATGCTCACCCTATGCCCAGATTCAGTGACGCTCACCAATAACAGAATCATCTCGAACGGCACAAGTCACATCGTCATTCATAACGACGACACCCCAGCAGCGTCATGGCGTGCAGCAGATAACGCGCATGGCGCGTCTCACGTCGAGGCGCACGACAATTATTTCGAGCAGTTGGCGACCAGCTCGATTCATTACGGCATCGTGGACAAGGGCCGAGCGAACCACTATTACAACAACACTTTCATCGATCACGGGTCAACTGGGGACGTGAGCCGAGTATATTTCGCGGTCGGCGATTCTTGCGAATTTTACAACAACGATGTGACAGTAACAGACGCCGGGACGTCTTACGTGTTAGACGATGGGGCGTGGGAAGGCGTGCAGGCGAAAGGTAACCGGTTCCACAACAACACCGTCAGAGGTGCCGCTGATTATGTCTTCATGAGCAGCAGTGGAAATGGGAGTGGATGGAGTGAAGGGAATAACTGTTGGGCGTTGCGTTATTTGACGCGGTTCGATTTCGACGGCGATTCAATGGCGGCGACATCCTTCACCGACTCCACATCATGGCGCATGGACTACGGCGGGCGCGGCGGCCTTACGGGGATGACAGATTCCGCCGAAGGCTTCCAGCGAGTCGGCATCAGCACTACATCGCCGGGGCAGCCAGCGATCAGCAAGACGCAGCCTGGCTTCCGCCACCCGGTGGAGGCGCTGGAGAGCATCCGCTCCATCGGGGCGCTCAAGGATGTCACGCTGGATATGTACGCGCCAGATCCGCAGGCAAGAGCGAATCTGAAGGTGTGGCAGTTCTCGCCGCACACGAATGGAGCCGGAACCTTCCAGCAGGTGTCCGGGGATACGCTTCAGGTGAGGCGGGCCTTCCAGTGAGGACGAGGTGAACGACGCAACGCGAGACGCTGTGACACGGCGGATGGCGGATGGCGTGGTGCAGCTGCTCCACCAGCGCCGGAACGACCGCATGGCGCTTGACCGCCTCGAAGATCTTGCGGTGGGTGCTTCGCTGCGGGCATTGCTAATCTACGGCCTGACAGGGCTGCTCAGCACACTGCTGGGCACCCTGCTCGGGCATATGGTGTGGAGGGCGATCCAATGAGCACACGCTGGGAAAGCTACTGCAACACCACAACGGACCTGATCCAGGTCGAGCCGCAGATTGATTCATTCGACACAAAGCGCGTCGTGGAAGGCTTCACGCATGTCACAGATGGCGTGTATACGCGCGGGGATGTGGGTTATATCACGGCGCTGTGGCGTGACGGCGTGACGCTTGGGGCGGCGCAGGCCACGGCTGCTGCTGTGAACGCGGACGGCGAATGGCATTACGACAGTACAACTGACCTGTTGACCGTCTGCACAACCGGCAACCCCGACACGGTGCACCGCTACCAGGCTGGGCGTGCGTGGTCTGATGTGAAGTCTGAGGCCGTTGCGCGGGCGTCCGAATTCGTGCGTGTCTACTTGAATAAGCCGATCCTGAAGCGCGTCGGAACCGGCGTGCAGGGCGACAGCCTGCGCGAATGGGACGATGTTATCATCCAGTCTGCGGCCTATCTGGCGTGCTCTTATCTGATCGAGCCATACGACGCAGAGAAGGCCGCGGCGCTGCGCCTGCGGGCCTATAACAGCGAATTCGGGGTGAGCACGGTCAATTCCGGCCTGCTGGATATGATTAAGCGCGGGGACATTGCGCTGTGGAACGAGGTATCGAGAGCCTACAATTCCGGCGCTGTGCGGGAGGTGAACCAGGACATCAGCTCCACCGGGGCGATCATCGATACCATTGGCACGGCTGCGACTGTATTCGATCTGGTGAAGGTGCTCATCACAACCGGAGGCACGATCAGCGAAGGCAGCGCCAGCACTGTTGTCTTCAGCGTCTACACGGGCAGCTCAACGGGCCTGAAGACCACGCTGGCACAGTCTGGCGTGGTGATCGACGGTTCCTATCAGTACCTGGCACATGGGATCTACGGGCGCTTCAGCGTTGGCAAGTACACGGTATCGGACGAGTGGGAGATCGAAGTGCGCGGCAGTGATCCGGAGGCCGGCGTGAAGGCGAAGTCCATCGAGCTGCGGAGGCTCTAATGTCCTACACGAATGTGGCGGGCGGCATCCTCACGCAGCTTCGTGACCTGCTCGTGGGGGAGTTCGCAGGAAAGGTGCCGGTCCTGTGGGCGCAGGCTGAGGATGTGTCACGCGCACCGGAATGGATCGAGGTCCGGCTGGTGTCCAGCGAAAGCGCCGAGCCTGTGCACGCATTCGCGGAGGTGCGCCGGTACGCCATCGAGCTGCTTTACCTTCGCAAGCGCAACAAGGGTGAGGATGATCTGCGCAGCCAGGTCCAGCGGCTTGAGATCGCGCAGCGACTGCAACGGGTGCTTGTGGACAACAGCCACCTGAAAGACGGCGCAACCTATGTCTGGCACGACGGCCAGGTTGGGAATATCGAGTACGCCGTGCCGATGACGGAGCGGGCGGATGACGGCCTGCTGGCTGTGCGCCTGCAGTGGGCGTGCACTGTAACGGAAGCTATCGGCTAACAGCTAAGGAGACGGGAAATGGCGGTTTCATCTTCAGTTTACGCGGCGTCTGAGTTCCGCGTCGCCTTCGCTGAGCAGGCGGCATGGGGCACGGCCAACACCACGCAGGGCGATTTCCACGAGTTCCATGTGACCGACCTGGTGCTGCCTGATTTCAGCGGCATCCTGTCGGACGAAACGAAGCGCTCCAACGGTCTGAAAGTGTTGGATGTGACCGATGTTTTCCGGTCAAACGCAGGCAGCGAGTACACGGTCACTGTCGCTGGCACGCTGACGAACAAGGTGGTGGGAAAGCTGCTTTACGGCGCCACGCAGAACATCAGCGCTGAGACCGATTCCTCGCCCTATCCGAAGACCTTCAAGGTTGACGGCACGAGCATTGGCGCAAGCCACACGCCTGCCAGATTCTTCAGCATGCTTTTCTACAACCCTTCCACAACGGAGCACATCAGCCTGAAGGACTGCGTGGTCAAGACGCTGACCATTTCGTGTGACCCGGCTTCTAACGGCGGGCGGGCCACCTTCACGGCTACCTTCGTGACCGGCGCCATGCCGACCTTCGGTGCGACTGCGACGCCTGCCAGCTGGGTGGCGCCTGGCGTTACCTACTACCTGGGGCAACTGCTTCAGACGAAGACGCTGGCGAGCGCGGACCTGGTGCTCGGCAAGTACGAGCTGACCATCGAGAACGGCGCCACGAGGGTAGGCTACGGCACCACGGGGAACGCCGAAGGCATGGCGATGAATGGCATCGAGGTCACAGGCTCCATCGAGGCGAAGTTCGATGCGAACACCAAAGATCTCGTGGACAAGTGGCTGCTGTCTCCCACAGCTGGCAGCGCTGACAGCGACCTGGTGCTGGTGCATTCTGCTAACACCGAAGTGGACTACATGAGCATCACGCTGCACACGATCCCCACGGCGCAGCCTGCGCTTGCCGGAACGGAGAAGGGTGTTTTCACCACCTACGCCTTCCGCGCTGTCACAGAAAGCACCACGGCTGCTGCGACCATCATTGTTGCCGACGGGTTGAACGAGAACTGGATCGGCGCTTAACCAAACACAGGGGGAACCATGACTTTCGACCACAACGGTGCATCCTACACGGTGCGCGACATCACCAGGGCAGAGCGGCGCAAGGTGGCCGCTCTGTACCTGGCGGCGCTGAAGCAGTCGGACGGGGGCGTTGGATTCGACGGGCATCGTGCCCACGAACTGTTCGAGGCGGTTTTCGCCATGAGCGGTCTGACAGATGATCTGCTCATGGCGCTGAGCCCAATCGAAGAGAACAGTCTGCTCCTGGCGCTGGCCCAGGAGTACTCCACGGGCCTGGCGGGAAAAGGCTATGGGGCCTGATCTACGCGCTTTGGGCAGCGCACTTAGGCCCCCAAGAATCACCGTGGCCCGTCGAAGGAGAGTATGAGGCGCAGAGCCCGACGCTGGGCAGGCGCATTGTGTTCACAGATACCGTGATCCAAGAGGAGGTGGCCCGCATGGCGGCTGAGGCGCAAGGCACCAGCTGGTCTGCGGGCCGTTCTATATACAAGCAGGCTTGCTTTTGCATCAATCCTGCGCGTTTGTATCACGCGGATGCGAACAGCCTGTTGGACGACTGGCGCATGAGCCACGCGCTGGGCGTGCCGATAGCCGCCACGCTGGATCAGGTCCCGGCGATGTATGCTGAGGCGGCGCTGGTGATCGATCACGAGATGGCGCACATCCGAAAGGCGCAAGGGGGGGCCCGTGGCTGACAAGCAGGTGAGAATTCGGCTCGCTGTGGATGGGACTGGCGAGGCTGTAGTGAGCCTTGAGCGGGTGTCCAAGGGCGTCAAGGATGTGGGCGACAAGAGCAAAACGGTAAGCGGGGAAGTCAAAAGCTTCGGCTCGCAGATCGCTGGAAGCTTCAATCTGACTGCCATGGCTGCTGGCGCCGTGGTGGCCGGGCTCATGGGCGCTGTGAAATCAGCCATAGAGGCTGACAAGGCCGCGTATCGGCTCAGTACCGCTGTCGGGCATTCATCCGCTGCGCTGATCGAGTTCGCAGAGGCGCGGCAGCGCGCCACCGTCTACGAGGATGACGCAACCATTGCGGCCATGTCCCGCATTGCCATGGTGACGAAGGATGAGGCCGCGATAAAATCCCTCACCATTGCCTCGCAGAACCTCGCGAGCAGAACAGGGAAAGATCTGCTCACCGCAACTGAGGCGGTCGCTAAGGCCGCAGCCGGAAGCGGTATGGCGCTGCGCAAAATGGGCATAACGATGGATACCAGCGGGATGTCCGCCACAGAACTCTCCACCAAGCTCGATGAACTGACCAACAATGCGGCTGAGCTCGAGGCTCAGACTGCTGGTGGGAAGGCCACGCAGGCGATCAACGCATGGGGCAATGCGTGGGAAGATGTGGGTACGTCGCTTCTCGGGCTGATCCCAGTCATAGAGGCCGTGGCGTTTGTAGTCAGCGAATCCGTAGGCATCGTCACCGGGTTCATGCACGGGCTGGATGCGATTGGCGATTTAATGGTTGGAGACTGGAAATCAGCGTGGCAAGGGTTCGCGCAAGTTGAAGATGATGTCCTGAACCCGGTCAGGAATTTGACTGGGGCCAACACAGAGGCGGCCAATGCTTTCACCAGCGTTGCCGATAGCGCTGTCGACGCGACGAGCTGGGTGCGGCAATATGATGATGCGGCAAAGGCGGCTGGGATAAGCGCGGAAGACCTTGCATCTGCGGTTGAGGGCTACATCGAGCAGGCGGAAAAACAGGCCGTAACAGAGGAGGCCATCAAAAGGATACAGGAGGAGCGCCCAGATGTAGCCCTTGCGCTCAACCTTGAAACGACGGCGCAAAAAGAACACAACAGAGCGCAGGAAGAGGCAAAGCGCCGCGCTGAAAGGGCCGCTGAGGCTGCTCGCATGCAAGCTGCTGCGATTGCCGAGCTGCGCGCACAGCGCATGCTGGACGCGATGCAAGCTGCGCGGGATGCTGCGCTTGAAGGGGCGCCACTTCCGGAGGGCTTCGACGCAAACACGCAGCCGAATATTCCGGTGGAGGAGTATGACAACGGCACCGAAGCAATGCGCAAATTCAATGAAGAACAGCAGAAGTCAGGTGCTGTGGCGGCGCAGAATGTGGGCGTTTTCCAGCTCCAACAGTCCACGCTTGCGCAGGGCACGAATAGCATGGTCAGTTCCTTTGCGCGGCTCGGAGCGATGAACAAGAAGACGGCCATGGCGGCGAAGAGAATTGCACAGGCACAGGCCATCGTAAATACCTATGCCGCAGCGAATGAGGCGCTTAAGAATCCTCCTGGCCCGCCTTTCACCATTCCATTCATGCTGGCTGCAGTGGCAACGGGTATCGCGAATGTGGCCATGATCGAGAAGACGGGCTATGCTTCCGGCGGCTATGTGCGCGGGCACGGAGGCGGTCGCAGCGATATGGTGGACGCCAGGCTGTCTGCTGGGGAAGGTGTGCTGACTGCGGCCACTGTGGCCCGCATCGGAGGCGAGGCCGCTATCGACCGGCTCAACGCTGGTGGCGGCACGGGTGGCGGCCTCACGATCAACTTCACCGGGCCGGTCACTGACCGCGCATTCGTGCGGGACTACATCGTGCCGGAGGTCAGGAAGGCCGTGGGGAGGGGCATGGCATGAGCCTGAGCAACGCAACCTGGCAGGCGTTCAGCCGGGGCGCCAATGTGCAAGAGACCTGGGGCCTGTGGCTTTTCGACGACCTGGGGAACGAGCTACACCTGTCGGATCGGGACGGCGCCATCGGTGCCGACACCATTCACGGCTTCATCCAGGACTGGGGCGATGTACGCCGGTCTATCGACCTGACCAGGTTCGTG